CCCTCCACCGCAGGGGCGTTTTTTTATGTCCAGAGTTTATAAATAGTAATGATTAAAGAGGAGTAATTGTACAACCGAATTAGAGTTAGTACTCCCGCTCTACGACGAGGAATAAAAGATGGCAAATGTAATTAAAGAATTAATGGATACGGATTGGCGTGTCCAGTATAGAGTAACTATGCAAGCAGATACAAACTCTGGTACAGGATTACTATTTATAGATATATCGGGATTACAAGGTTGGATTGCTACTTCAAAACTAGCTTTAACTAAAGTATTTTGGTCATTAGGTACTGGGATAGCTACATTAGTGTGGAATGGTACTGGTGGTGGTAGTGCCACAACAAAGGATGCAATAGTTTTGAATGGTGGTGGTACTTATGGATATTCACCAGGACAACCCGCATTACTTTCAGATTCAGTAGGCACTAATGCTGTTACTGGCGATTTAATGATTGTCAATGCAAGTGCTGTTACTGGTACTATTATAGTAGAATGTAATAAACACGTTAATAGTTCTGGTGAGGGCTGGTCGGCCTAATGGCAATAGTTCCTAACGCTGATGTACCACCCACATCAGTTAGTTCTGTAAGGAAAAAGACAGGCGTAGCTGGGGATAGTGAGTTTAATACTAACCCAAGAGAACCTACAACTGTTGATTATGCACAAAATAATCAATTTAAAGTTTATATACCTATTTTTCCTTTGGTAGAATGGTTTGTGGTTAGTTGCAACGTCCCTGGCATCACTATGGGCCAGGGAGTTGTACCTACTCCACTAGTAGATTATCCTATCGTGGGTGAGAAACTTACCTATGACCAATTTAGTATGACGTTTCTTGTAGATGAGAAACTAAAGAATTTTATGGAGCTCCATAATTGGTTAGTTAATATGGCGCCTCCACAAAATACAGATCAATTTATGGCTAGAACAAGTGATTATGTAATACCCACAGGTCAGAACACTAAATTTTATCCGGCGGGTAATGCAAATTCACAAACATCTACAGGGAGTACATCTGATAGACAATTGTATTGTGATATAACATTGTTTATTTTAAGTTCTAAAAACAATCCTGTAGCTACTGTGGTTATGAGAGATGCATTTCCTGTATCATTGAGTTCATTAGATTATAGTCAGCAAGAAACCGATACTAGTTATGTGCAATGTAATGTGACATTTGCTTACCCTTTTTACACTCTCAAGTCTGTATAAATAATCCAGAGAAGGTAGTTACGGTAATCGGATTAAGTACGTTATCTTCCAACAATGTTTTGGCGGAAGTATATTTAGGCAGTATAGGCAAGGGTTGGTTATCCTCTGATTACCTTCTCACCTTTATATTATGGAGTAGAAAATGAAGAAGTTAAATGAATTACAGGATGAGTTAGATAGAGATTTAAAGATTGATGACAGTGAATTGGATTTAGAAAGTATTAGAACTCCCCAGCTGCACAATAAATATTTAAAGCACTATACCACATATTCTTTACAGTTAAAAAAAGCGAAGGATGATTATAAAATTCTGCGCCGACATAAGTGGGAATACTACACTGGTAAATCAACACCAGAAGTTTATCAAGAGAAGCCTTTTGATTTAAAAGTTCTCAAGGCAGACGTAGGTATATATTTAGAAGCTGATGAAGAATTACAACAGTTAGGTCAAAAGGAGGCTTACTTAGAAACTACAGTAAATTATCTTGAGAAGATTTTGCGTGAAATTACTAATCGTAATTGGACAATTCGTAATACTATAGAATGGAAAAAATTTCTTCATGGTGACTAATGGAAATCACAGTTTCAAAATTTAATGAAGTATATCTCCGTATCAAATGTGAGCCGTCAGTTGCAAGAGAACTTTCGGAATTTTTCACCTTTGAAGTTCCCAACGCTAAGTTTATGCCGTCAGTCAGAAATAGATTATGGGACGGTAAAATCAGATTATTTAGTCCTGGTACTGGTAAAATCTATTTTGGACTACTACCTTATGTCAAGGAGTTTCTCAAAGAGCAAGGATATAAAGTCACCTACGATACAGATTTTTCTAAAAGAAATCTGGATAAATCAATTACCACTAAGTTTGTCCGTTCGTTACAAAGAAAGAAAATTAAAGCCAGAGGTTACCAAATAGATGCGATACATACTATTCTCGAATCTCATAGAGGTCTTATTCTTTCTCCTACTGGTTCCGGTAAGTCATTTATTATATACGCTCTGACTCGTTATTATGTAAAAAAATTAGAGCATCAAAAAGTTTTAATTGTTGTACCTACCACCAATCTAGTTGAGCAGATGTATTCAGATTTTGCAGACTACGGATGGTTTCCAGATGAACACTGCCATAAGCTCTATGCAGGGTCAGATAAAAACACATCTAAAGAAGTGGTCATTTCCACTTGGCAGTCTATCTATAAATTAGACAAAAAATATTTCAGTCAGTTTGGTGCTGTCTTTGTAGATGAATGTCATCTTGCAAAAGCCAAATCTCTTACTGGTATAATGACAAAGCTCCACGACTGTAAATATCGTATTGGTACTACAGGTACATTAGATGGTTCAGAAATTCACCAGTTAGTTCTTGAAGGATTGTTTGCTAAACATAAAGAAGTCACTACAACCTCACAATTGGTTAAAGATAAACATCTATCTAATTTACATATCAAATGTTTAGTACTACAACATCCTAAAGAACATAGAAGGGGTAGAACATACCAAGAAGAAATGGAATACTTAGCTACCAATAGAAAAAGAAATTTATTCATTTCTAAATTGGCTGCTACATTAGATGGGAATACTCTTATACTAGCTCAGTATATAGAAAAACAATTAGTACCTTTATGCCTTATCATAAAAGAATTATGTGAAGATAGAACTGTACATCTTATCTATGGTGCCACACCAACTGAAGATAGAGAAAAGGTAAGAGAACTAGTAGAGAAAGAAAAAGATGCTATCATCGTCGCCTCGTATGGTGTATTCTCTATGGGTATTAATATCAAGCGATTGCATAATATTATCTTTGCAAGCCCATATAAATCACAAATAAAAGTACTTCAGTCCATAGGTCGGGGGTTACGTTTAGCTAAAGATAAAACAGAATGTAATTTGTTTGACATTGCAGACGATATGAGTTATAATAAGAATAGGAACTTTACATTAAAGCATTTGGAGGAAAGAGTTAAGATTTATTCTAAACAAGAGTTTGATTATGAAATAGTGCCTATCAAATTGAAATCTTAATAAATAGTTATGGATATGGAACAAACAGCATACAACACAGGCAACCCATTTAAAGTCATTAAAATGGTTAATGGGGAAGATGTACTCTGTAAAATATTAGAGGAGTATAAAGATGCTCTAGTAGTAGAGTACCCTATGTCTGTGGTAAAAAATCAAATCGTTGAGGCCGAAAATCACATTGTGGAACACACAGGCCTACAACGCTGGATGAATTTTACACACGATAAGTCCTTTCTAATTCTAAAAGAAAAGATACTTTCATTGGGTGATTTAGCTCCTGAAGTAACTCTTTATTATAAACATATCTGTAAAAGGATGTCTGTAGAGGAATCTAAAGAACCAACGGATGAAGAAGAAGCCATGATGAAACTGAAAGATAACATGGAGACTTTAGTTGAGGCTCTTGGTGGTGCAGATGGAGAAGGTGGGGATTCTAATCTCCCTTCTGGTATCTTTCCTTTAGATAAATCTAAACTTCATTAAAGCAACAACACCTTATATTATACACCTATGTCGAGCACTTGTCAAGGGTAAAAATGAAAATAAAGTTGATGGGTGAGTGGGTAGTTATTGCGGACAAGAAAGAAGTTCAATTGATGTATGACCCACACAATATTAGAAGTTTATTCATAAGATTAGAAATAGAGTATCCCTGTGGTAAATGGGATCAAGCGATTGTAGCTATAAACGGTACTCTATATACCGACCATACAAAAATGATAAATGAAGAAGATGAAGTTTGTGTAATGCCCCATATTGAGGGAGGATAATGCTTGACAACATAAGGGAAATGTGATATTATATAAGTGTCTTAACAAAAAAGGCATTTAATTTATGAAGAAGTATATATATTTGGCAGGACCTATTGCAGGCTGCACAGAGGAAGAAGCAACGAGTTGGCGAGATTATGTGGTTAGTATGTTGCCTCATGGTATTATAGGCATTTCACCTTTGAGGTGTGAACCCGTAAAAGAAGGGATGACTTATACTGATGAGGGGGCAACTGATAAAATGTGGTCAGATCCTCGTGCAATTGCAACAAAGAATTGGTTAGATACTGAATCTTGTGATTTAGTTTTAGCATATTTACCTAAAGAACTAAATGATAGACGACCATCATATGGTACTACTATTGAAATCGGTTGGGCTATTGGTTTGAGAAAACCATTGATAGTTGTTTCTGACGACAAGTACTTGATGGATCATCCTCTTATCAAACATAATGCTTCATGGCGTCTAGATAATCTTGAAGATGCTGTAGAAGTTGTTATTGGTTTGTTTAGTGATTATGTTGGCCCAGTTCTACATTAAGTCCTCCGTAAGGAGAGCCCCATGGCAGAGAAGAAGAAAGTCCATTATGTGGATAATAAAAAGTTTTTGGCAGCGATAGTAGAACGAAAAGTATTATTAAAAGAAGCCGAAGAGGAGGGTGAATCTAAACCTCAGATTACTAATTATTTAGGAGAATGTATCCTAAAAATTGCTAATCATTTGTCTTATCGTCCTAACTTTATTAATTATACTTATAAAGAAGAAATGATCTCTGATGGTATAGAGAATAGCCTTCAGTATATTGATAACTTTGATCCAGAAAAATCAAAGAACCCTTTTGCTTATTTCACACAGATTATTTACTATGCGTTTATTCGTCGTATTGCGAAGGAAAAAAAGCAGCAGAAGATTAAAGATAGAATACTCAAGAGGTCTAATATACAAGATATGATTGTAGTACAAGGACATGATGATGAAGCTGATTATCAAACTCAATATATTGATTTTTTAGATAAGTACAATTTTGGTGATGATGACGATGATGATAAGAAGAAAAAGAAATGACAGCAATAACAAATGAATGGTATATTTTTGAAGGAGCCCTAGATAAAAAGATTTGTAATAAAATAAAGAGACTTGCTAGAAATAACTGGGAAGAGTCAGGTGTAGATATTTCAAAAGAAATTACAGATGAAGAAAGAAAAACTGGTCGGAAGGGTGACTATAAACCAGATCCTAAAACAAGAATAAGTGATGTAGCATGGATAACAGACCAATGGGTGTATGATACCATTTGGCCGTTCATGCAAGAAGCGAATGAAAAAGCTGGTTGGGGTTATCATATAAAAGCTGCTGAGTCTATGCAGATAACTCGTTACAGAAAAGGTGGGTT